ATCACGCGTTGCCCGCGTGTCAAGCCATGGGTGGCATTTGGGTGATGCTATTTAGTACACAAAAACGCTATGCCTGCATCTTTTTTGCATCACGTTATAGTTGGCCGCACGAAAGAATATTACTCACACAGGCGGATAGCCTAAGATTGTTACACAGGCGCTGGTCCCGGCGCAACATTGTTTCGCTGCAGAGTAATAAAATTACAATCCGAAAAAACCCAATGAAATCAACGGGTTCAGCCATGCAAAAATCTGCGGCAGACGGGTACGCATGGGCCACCGCCCCCTTACCAGTTACATGTACATGGGTACGACACAAAATTGGGGATTTTAACTTGTATACCAGTGGCGGCGGGTGCACCGCAGCGGCCCCCTACGTCAGTTTTTAGGCAAAATAAAAGCTAGCAAGGGTTTTACGCCTTAAACTAGCTGAATGGATTTCGTAATTTTCTTAATCTTCTTGTTGGTATTTGTATTTTTTCGGTAGTTTTTTCTTTTTGTTTGGTATTACTGTATATTTCTTTTTCCAAGCTTCTTTTGCTACTGGATTTATCACTTGAATTGTTGTAATCTTTTTTATCATTTCTTTCTACCTCCACATAATCAAAGCTATACACTGGAGATTTGTATGTTTTATGTCTACTTTTTGTAATTCTAGTAAAATCAAAGTACTTTTTTTTATTTCTTTTCATATTTTGCTAATCTTAGGTTGTTCCGGAAAAAGAAAAAAGGGGAAAAAAGAAAAAGGAAGACAAACTATAGGCTTTTTAGACCCCCTTGTCAACCCCTAAAAAATGCAATGCGCATAACTTTTCTATATATGTCTAGAAAAATAGAAAAATATTCTAATATCTAAAGCATGTACTGGTAACGTTAAGAAAGTCAATAATATTATCTTCACAAATGCAACTAATTATGATACAATATGTACAATTGTAAATTTATCCAGTGTTGAGGATGTTAAAAAACGTTGGTTGCTGAGATTAATTTACTGTTAAAGACCTGATGCTGTACTTATTCCTGCGGGGTTCGCTATAGCCACTCTAAGGCATCATGTGGGCGGAGTCTTGACAACGTTGGGTTCCGTCCATCTTTTTTATAACTCTTAGAAAAGGCTAAGATAATGTTCACAGCATTCATAATGATTTGTTCTATCTCTATTGCAGATGGCTGTATGGAGCTAGAAGACGTTAGAGGACCATATGAATCACGCTATGTATGTAAAGAGCGTGTAGATGAGATGGTGTATAGCATGATACCCGTTATTCCACCGGATTCGGAAATAAAATGGAAATGTCAGCATAATCCTATTCAAAACCCCGGAGTAAATACCTAATGGCTGCAACCCCAAAGAATAAAGCTTTGTACTCACGTGTCAAGGCGGAAGCAAAAAAGAAATTTAAGGTGTACCCATCAGCTTATGCTAACGCATGGCTTGTAAAGACGTACAAGAAGCGCGGTGGAACCTATAAGTAATGGCTAAACCAAAGGGCGGACTGACAAAGTGGTTTAAAGAGGACTGGCGGGACGTAAAAACAGGCAAAAAATGCGGTCGTTCCGGTTCTGAAAAGAAAAAACGCCCTTATCCAGCTTGTAGACCCGCTAAGGTTGCCAGCCGCATCACTAAAAAGGAAGCGGCAAAGAAGACTGGGCCAGCAAAGGTGAAATGGTCTGTAACTGCCTCCGGCAGGAAGCGTAGTACCACAAAAAGGAAGTCTAAATAATGGCACCACGTAAGAAAGATGTACCTATACGTAAGACTACTACGGGTAAGGGTGCAAACTACCGCCCAACTAAGTCGGGTGCTGGCATGACTGCTAAGGGTGTGGCTGCGCATAGACGCGCTAATCCGGGCAGTAAATTAAAGACAGCCGTAACAGGCAAAGTTAAAAAAGGCAGTAAAGATGCAAAGCGGCGTAAATCGTTTTGTGCTCGGTCTGCTGGGCAAATGAAGAAGTTTCCTAAAGCTGCAAAAGACCCGAATAGTCGTTTGCGTCAAGCACGAAAGAGGTGGAAGTGTTAAACTTACTAATCGGACCAATTGCAGAAATTGCTGGCACATGGATGTCAGGCAAAGTAGAACAAACAAAAGCTAATGCACAGACTAAGGTAGCTAAAGCGCAAGCTGAAGCTGTCGTCATGCAGAAAAAAGCTACCGGTGAGATTGACTGGGACTTGGAGATGGCCAAGGGGTCTTCTAACTCTTGGAAAGACGAATGGCTTACAGTTTTATTTAGTATACCCCTAGTTATGGCCTTCGTGCCTGGAATGGAAGAAATAGTTGCAAATGGATTTCAACAATTGGAGCAAATGCCTGAATGGTACCAGTACAGCTTGGGCGTTATTGTTGCTGCAAGCTTTGGAGTCCGCTCGGCAACAAAGTTCTTTGGAAAAAAATAATGAAATTTATAAGAAAAATAATAGATAGATTACTTAATTCAATTGTACCAGTTGAATTCGGCGGTGATATGGCGGAGCACAGGAAGCATACAACTAAGTATGAGGATTTGTGTAAGTAATGACTGTAGAAGCCTTTCTAAAATGGAAGATACTTCCTAGATTTATGATGTTAGCCAGCACAGTAATGTCTTGGCGGTGCGCTGAATGGTTCATGGATTTGCCCGACCCTACGGCGTCACAATCTGCTTTCGTAAGCGTAGTAATGGGCGTGATGACAGGTGTCTTTGGAATTTGGATGGGGCACGAGCATAAAGGGGATAATGTAGTTGAAAGCCGCAGCAACAAGACTAAACGAGGCTAGCGAAGTCACTATTCCTTTACGGAATTTGATTAGTATGATTGCGTTTACTGCAGTCAGCGTCTGGGTTTATTTTGGCCTAACCGAACGTATTTCGTTTCTTGAACACAACTTAGAATTGACTATGCAAGAGGTTGAAGAAAATGACGACTGGATTGATAAGTTTGAGCCACCTAAATCTGTACAGGATACAGTGGGTAGAGTCCACGAACTAGAAATAGAACTGGCCAAACTAAAGTTGCAGATAGAAAATCTGCATGACTAAAAAAAGTCCTTGTGTAGGAATTTGCGTTCTGGATAAAGAACGTATAAGATGCATCGGCTGTGGGCGTACCATGGACGAAATTATTAACTGGGGTAAAACTAAATGAAGTACGATAGAGCACATTATATTGAAAAGCTGATAAAGCACGAAGGCATTGTGCTGAACGTATATAAGGATTCCCTAGGAATTGATACTATTGGTATCGGCAGGAACTTAGAAGACCGTGGTATTACTCAAGAAGAGCTAGACGATTTAGATATTCCTAACATGGGTCACATCTATGAATACGGCATAACTGAAGAAGATGCGGTTTACTTAGCCACTAACGATATTGAGATTGTTGAAGAAGAGCTATGCCGAGCCCATAGTTGTGTAGAAGAATTAGATGCTGTACGTCAGTTAGTTGTAATGGATATGGCTTTTAACATGGGTGTGCCACGTCTTTGCAAATTTAAAAATATGTGGGCGGCTATTTATGACGGTGATTACAATACTGCAGCTGTAGAAATGCTGGATTCACGTTGGGCTACACAAGTTGGCACACGTGCGATTAAGTTATCCAAAGCTATGGAAGAGGGGAAGTTTTCAAATGACTAATAAAAATAGCGGCTATTCTGGGGTGGATATGTCCGTAATTTCTACCAAACGTGAAGAAGCACCAGAAAGTACATCCACTGATTTGCCAAAACCTTATCCAGCTAGTGCCCCTCCAAGAATGCATAAGGAATATTATGAAAAATACGTAGCCCCTAAGATTACAGGAAGCAAGGCTATTGATGCCACTCTTTTTAAATATGCTAAACGTGCTGAGGCTGCTGGTGCTAAGTTACCAAAAATGCTACAAGGCAAAACGTTCCAAGAATACCTAGAATCACAGGGTATGAAAACAACCGCTAAAAAACGTGGCGGAACAAACCTTCGTAAGCGGAAGCCTACACCATCTATTATGGAATTGCCCACTGTTGGTAAAAAACAACGTTAATGCATCGTGTAGAAGCTGACATACGAAAGTGGTCACATGAATTTCTTGAAGTACCTAATGAGAAACTTAATGGACTACCCCCGTGTCCCTATGCAAAGCAAGCATGGCTAGACAACAAAGTTGTATTCAGTGTCAACACCGGAATTGATGGCCTAGCTAAAGAAGTTGCAGACTTTGACCAACATGATTATGATATAGTTGTATGGGCTAGCGAATATTTACCTGATATGCACTACTTGGATGGGTGGTGCGATGGCGTAAACGAAGCCATGTCCATTGCCGGTAAAGATATTCATCTAATGGTATTTCATCCAGATTATGATGCTGAAAAAGCAGGTCTAGGATTTTTAATTGAAGACGGTGTAGTAGACAATAGCCTTACCTACTGCATGGTATTTGTACAAAGGCTATCAACCCTTGATGATGCAGCATTGAGTCTGGAGAAATCTGGGTATTATAAACACTTTCCTACGGATGTGTATGAATCATTAGTAATAGAGAGAAGGAACTTACGTAATGAAGGGCAAAACTAAAATGGCATCTAAGAAAATGCGCGGCGGCGTTGCAACTAAAAAAATGCGCGGTGGCGGAATGGCTAAAATGGCATCTAAGAAAATGATGCGCGGCGGTGTAGCTAAGAAAATGATGCGCGGCGGGACGACAAAAAAGAAATGAGAAAGCAAGCACTTTATTACTTTGCAATGGCTTTGCTTAATATTGGTAAGCCCTTTACTTGTATCGGTAACTGGTTTTGGAAAAAGCACAGAGATGTGCTAGACTGGAATAAGTAATGCCGGTATTAGGGGGCGGCTCAAAGTTCCGTACAGAAATAGTGGCGCTGGGTACTACCAACAAAACTAATGTGTACACTGTACCTGCAAACTTTTCTTCACATTTAGAAAACTTGTTTGTAAGTAACAATCACACAGGCAACGTGACTTTGAGCCTACATCTTTTTCATGCAGACGATAATACAGAGTATGACCTACTGACTACACATGCTATTTCAGGGGGTTCATATGAGTCTATCTTTACTGTAGACAGACCTTTGTATCTACACGCTGGTGATATCATCAAATGCACAGCGGATACAGCAAGCAAGCTAGTTGTTACCACATCATGTGAAGAATTTTTTGACCCTAATAGATAGGATACAGAATGCCGCCACGTAATCATAAAGACTGGATTAAAACGCCCAAAGTTGAATATATCAATTCACTCATTTACTCCGACCAGTCTTTATATGAGCAGGAAGTAGAAAATATATTCTCCAAAGTGTGGGTTCCATGCTTTCATAAAAGCGAACTTCCTAACTCTGGCAATTTCAGAACCGGTCAAATAGCAGGGCAGAATATCCTTGCTTATAATACTGGTAAGGAAATTAGAGCATATCGTAATTATGACGTACTACAGCCTTCGGGTACTTTTGCCGCCCCACTAGTTACGTCAGAGCCTAAGTTACATTGCGAGGTGAAGCATGGTGGTATGGTTTGGATTACGTTAGACCCCAATCCTACCATGTCAGTGGAGGAATGGACTTGCGGTGCTTTTGATTGTATTGCTGATGCGATTGATACGGAAGAAATGGAAGTCTTTCACTACCACAAAGCCGTAATAAATACTAACTACAAGCTGTGGCACGATACTAATAGCGAGTTCTACCATGATTTCATGCATTACTTCAATCGTGTATCAGGATTTAACGATGAGTATTTCGCTAGAAAGAATATCCCTTTTGATAATGGTCATGTTAACGTCAGCAGCTTTACTGTTAACTATGAAGAGTATGACGGATTTGAGGATAGGGGGGAGTTATCTTTTCCCAATCTGCCACCAAACCAGTGGTACATGGTGGACTTATTCCCCGGCTATAACTTTAACTTACGTGGCAGTGCCTACCGTAGTGACAGCGTAACACCACTAGGACCAAACAAAGTACTGATTGAGTTTCGTGGATATGGCTTGAAGAAAGATACCCCTGAAGAACGGCAGACACGCATCAAACATCATAACTCTATCTGGGGACCATTCGGTAGGAACTTACACGAAGATTTGATTGGCGTAGCTGGTCAGGGCACAACAATGCGTACCGGCACAGAACCTCGTAACATTCTGCATGGTAGACACGAGAATGGTACAATACATGATGAAGTTGGGATGCGCCACTACTATGCTGAGTGGAGCAAGTGGATGGGCGTAGAAGCGAGTAGCCCATGTCAATTGGCGGCGTAGTAATGTTTTGTGTCGCTGTTGCGAACTCCTCAGAGGTAAGCATAGTTGTACACGATACTCATAAATGGCTATCCCTTTGTCATGTAGCTGTAACTGAACACGGATTTGATAATCCTGATGCAAATTGCTTTTGTGTTAAAATGGATAAAGAAAAAAAGTGATTGTATTTGTATTATATGTGTACTTGGGTGCCAATGTAATAGACCAAACACAGAAGTTTGTAGACATGGATAGATGCCTATACTTTGCTGAAAGGTTGTCCAGACAACAGGCGGTTCCAGCGGGTGGTGGTAAAAGAAAAAAAATAACTGCAGTATGTAGACCACAACCCAAGTAGGAACCCCTAGCCATGATTGCCGAAACTTTAGCAGGAATAGCATTGGTAAAAAGTGCTGTGGACGGCATTAAATCTGCAATCGGCACTGCTAATGATATAAGTGATATTGCTGGCCATATAGATAACCTATTTGCTGGCGAAAAACAAGTACAACAAGAACGTGCTAAAAAAGCTGGTGTAGGTATAACAGACCAGTTTGGCGTAAACAATGTAGCACGTGATGTTATTGACGCTAAAATTGCAGCAGAAAAATTACAAGAAGTAGCCACTATGGTAGATATGCGGTTTGGGCATGGTACGTGGAAGGGCATTTTAGTTGAAAGGCAGAAGCGAATACAAGAAGCTAGGGAAGCAGCGGCTAAAGCCAGAAGAGAAGCCCAACGGGCACACGACGAAATGATGGAAAATGTAAGGATGACTGCGCTAGTCAGTATAGTAATTGGCACTGCCGTAGGTCTTTTATTTTTAGCATTGGCTATTTTACCTAAATAATTAAACAGAGGGCAACGGATGACCAAGCGTAACTATAGAGCTGAGTATGATAAATACCATGCAAAGCCAAAGCAAAAGAAACGACGGGCATCTCGTAATGCGGCTAGAGCCATTATGGCTAAAAAGGGCAAAGTTACTAAGGGTGACGGTAAAGACGTACACCATAGCACTGGCAATCCCATGAATAACAAAAAACTAGCTGTCAAATCTCGTAGCGCAAACCGCTCTTTTGCGCGAACTAAATCAGGAAAAAAGGTGAACCCCCGTGCCTAAACAACTTACAGAATTACAAAATAACTTCTTAGATGCCCTATTTGGCGAAGCTAAGGGTAGTTATGCTAAAGCTATGCGTTTAGCTGGGTACTCGACAAGTACTAATCCGTATGCTATAATACAGTCATTACGTTCTGAAATCATAGAACGTGCTGAATTAGAGATGGCTGCTAATGCGCCTAAAGCCGTTTTATCAATGGTTGGCGTTATTGATGACCCCTCAGCCGTAGGTAATAGAGAAAAACTAGCCGCTTCTCAACAGGTATTGGATAGAGTCGGCCTTTCTAAAGTAGAAAAACTAAACGTTTCTTCAGATAAACCAATTGGGGTATTTATTTTACCAGCAAAAGATGATGACACTAGCTCAGAAATTGAATCCAACTGAACGATACGAAAGAACTAATGGCCCCAGAGTACCGTGGGGATACAAAAGGTCAGAACACGACCCTCAGCTCCTAGAGCCCGTTAATGAGCAATTAGAGGCGCTGGAGCAGGGTCTAGACTACTTGAAGGCATCCTCCTACCCAGAAGTAGCAAGATGGCTTACAGAGTACACAGGGCGCTCTATAACCCCTATGGGTCTGTGGAAACGTGTAAAAACAGACAAATCAGACAGACGGAAGTATGCTGAACAAAAACGCCGTACCGCCAAGGCCCAAAACGAAGGCAACATCAACACCTCAAACTAAAGAGGAAAAAGAACAGGCTCGCCTAGCTAAACAAAAACGTTCTGCACGTATGCAACTAAATATGGCGCAGAAGAAGATACAGAAGCTTGAGCGCCTTGAGAACCCAGAACCCGAAATACAAGTTATGGGTACTTCTGGGTTTGAGCAGTCTAATGAAGAACCCGAAGATAAAATCCTGTTTGAGCCAAATCCTGGCCCCCAAACGGATTTTCTTGCGGCACCTGAGCGCGAAGTCTTATATGGCGGCGCAGCCGGAGGCGGCAAGTCTTACGCTTTGATTATAGACCCGTTGCGTTATTGCAACAACAAGAACTTCAATGCGCTAATTCTACGTAGAACAAATGATGAATTGCGCGAGTTGATACATAAAAGTCAAGAGATGTACCCGAATGCTTATCCGGGTGCGAAGTGGATGGAAAAGAAAAGCCAATGGGTTTTTCCATCCGGTGCCAGAATATGGATGACCTATCTAGAACAGGACAAAGACGTTCTACGTTACCAAGGTCAGGCGTTTACATATATTGGTATAGATGAATTAACACAGTATGCTACACCTTATGCTTGGGATTATTTACGCTCGCGTCTTAGAACAGCAGACCCTTCGCTCCCAGTCTTTATGCGAGCGACAACAAACCCTGGCGGACCTGGACATGTTTGGGTTAAGAAAATGTTCATCGACCCGTCCACCCCTGGAAGACCCTTTTGGGCGACGGATATTACCACCGGTGAAACCCTCACTTACCCAAGTCGGCATTCTAAAGCGGGCCAGCCTCTTTTCAGCAGGCGTTTTGTGCCAGCTAAATTGCTGGATAACCCATATTTGTATGAAGCCGGTGATTATGAAGCCATGCTGCTCTCACTGCCAGAAGTACAGCGTAAACAATTATTAGAAGGGTCTTGGGACATTGCTGAAGGCGCGGCGTTTTCGGAATTTGATAGGCGGGTACACGTTATTGACCCATTTGAAATACCGAACTCATGGAGAAAGTTCAGGGCTTGCGATTATGGTTACGCTTCTGCTTCTGGCGTTCTTTGGTTTACTGTAGACCCTACCAACGAAACTTTAATTGTTTACAGGGAACTATATGTAAGCAAGGTACCAGCTAAAGAACTGGCACATATGGTTCTAGAAGCTGAGGACGGAGAATCAATACATTACGGCGTACTTGATTCATCACTTTGGCATAAGCGCGGAGACACAGGACCGTCCCTTGCAGAACAAATGATTGTTGAAGGGTGTAGGTGGCGCCCATCCGACAGAAGCAGGGGTAGTCGTGTAGCAGGTAAGAACGAACTACACCGGCGCCTACAAGTTGACGAAGAAAGCGGTAGAGCCGGCATTGAAATAATGAGCAACTGTACTAACTTAATTGCTCAATTGCCAACCCTCCCAATGGATAAAACTAATCCAGAAGATGTCAACACTAAAGTAGAAGACCACTTATATGATGCGTTACGATACGGTATTATGACGCGTCCAAAATCACGTTCCGTTTTTGATTTTTCTGGTGGACCACCAAATCAACGATGGCAACCCGCTGATGCAACCTTTGGATATTAATTATGGCTGATGAAGAACATATTGAAGCACTAGTATTTGAACCAGAAACCGGTTCTGAAGCACTAGCAGGATATATTTCAAGTAAATTTGAAAGCGTAGAGTCTAGCAGGTTAGAAGAAGAAGAGCGGTGGCTAAACGCTTATCGCCAGTATCGTGGTTTGTATGGCACAGAAACACAGTTTACGTCCACTGAAAAATCTAAAGTATTTATCAAAATTACAAAAACTAAAGTCCTAGCGGCATACGGTCAAATTATTGATGTATTGTTTGCTGGTCAAAGATTTCCTTTAGGGGTTGAATCTACGCTAGTGCCGGAAGGCGTTGAAGAAGCTGTACACTTTGACCCTAAAGATGATTCTAATGCCATAGAAGAGCTAGAAAGTAAATATGGTTTTCCGGGCGATGGGAAGCCCTTGCCTCCAGGTGCCACAAGTCAGATGCTTGATGACTTAAATTTAGGCGTATTTTCTGAAGAACTGGGTGAGCTAGGCGATAAGCTACGGGTAGGTCCGGGCAAAACTGGTACATCCCAAACCTATCGTCCTGCAGAAACTGCAGCGAAACGCATGGAAAAGAAAATGCTTGACCAGCTAGAAGAGTCAAGTGCTTCTAAGCATCTGCGTCATACTGCGTTTGAGATGGCTTTGTTTGGTACCGGCGTACTAAAGGGGCCGTTTGCATACGATAAAGAATACCCTAACTGGGATGAAGAGGGTAATTATTCTCCCATTATTAAAACCGTACCCAAGGTAGAGAATGTTTCTCTATGGAACTTATACCCTGACTCAGACGCAAAGAACATGGATGAGTGCGAATTTGTTATTCAGCGGCACCGTTTAAGCTTTTCTGAATTACGTAACCTTAAAAAGCGTCCATACTTTCGGCATGATGCTATTGATTCCGCTGTTACCATGGGGACTAACTATGTACGTAAATGGTGGGAAGCCGACCTTGAAGATTATCGCAATACTTATGATGTAGAACGATTTGAGATATTTGAGTATTGGGGTAATATTGACAAAGACCAAGCGGAAGAAGCTGGGCTTGAAATACCAAAAGAACTTGAAGACTTAGATACACTACAGGTAAATTGCTGGGTTTGTCACAATCAAGTGTTGCGTCTCGTTATTAACCCATTTACACCGAAGCGTATTCCTTACTTTGCCGCACCATACGAGTTAAATCCTTATTCATTCTTTGGTGTTGGCCTAGCTGAAAACATGACAGATACACAAGCGCTAATGAACGGCTTTATGCGTATGGCTGTTGATAACGCTGTTCTATCGGGTAACTTAATTTTTGAGATTGACGAAACCAACCTTGTTCCGGGACAAGACTTAGAACTGTATCCGGGTAAGGTATTCCGCCGCCAAGGTGGGGCACCGGGGCAGTCGCTGTTTGGAACTAAGTATCCCAACGTATCACAAGAAAACATGATGATGTTTGATAAGGCTAGACAGCTTGCTGATGATGCTACGGGTATTCCCTCCTATTCACATGGTCAAACAGGCGTTCAAGGAACTGGTCGAACTGCGGCAGGTATCTCCATGCTTATGGGTGCTGCCCAAATCAGTATTAAGGGCGTTGTTAAAAACATTGATGATTACTTGCTACAGCCTCTGGGCGAGGCATTCTATGCATTTAACATGCAATTTAATTTTGACCCTGAAGTTCGTGGCGACTTAGAGATTAAAGCACGTGGTACAGAGAGCCTTATGAAAAACGAAGTTCGTAGCCAACGCCTGCTACAGCTTCTTCAGATTGCCGGCAATCCTAATTTAGCATCATTTGTAAAGTTCCCTGTTGTATTGCGGGAGCTGGCACAGGCTATGGACTTGGATGCTGAAAAGATTATTAATGATGAACGTGAAGCATTCCGTCAAGCAGAAATCATTAAAGCCGCTGGTGGTATGGCTGGCCCAGAAGAACAAGCTCAGGGTATGAATCCAATGGATATGTCTGGCGGCGGCGGAGGTAACATCGGTGTAGGTGGGGCTGCAGTTCCTGGGGAACAAGGCTTTAGTGCCGCACCAGAACAAGCACCACAGCCAGAAGGTGGGCAAGCAATGGGCGCACAACTAGCCAGCATAATGGGCGGACTTAAATGACCCCAGAAATAGCTAAGAAACTTTTACCCCTCGTTAATGTTAAGCGCAATCTTGATGCATTAGAAATGTACATGGAGTCTCGTATCACTGATATGCACCGTAACATGGAACAGGGCGATGACATGAAAGCCGTGTATCAAGCACAAGGTGCTATACAAGAATTACGCAGATTACGCACATTGCGTGATGAAGTTATATCTAAGGCGGCATCATAAAATGAGCGACATGATTGGTAACAGACTAACACGCCAAGATGCAGTCCGCAGAGGCAAGGGCGAAATAAAAGATTACCAAGATGCTGGAATCTCATCGTTAGAAATGGTGCCGATGTATTTAACGGGCACTGCGGATGCTGTAAATGATTCGCTATCTATATCACGTGGCACGGCAAACAAATTTAATTTTACGGATGATGATAGAACTGAAGACACCCTACGGCACATTCTTTTGGGTGGACTAGCCACAGTAGGTGAAGAAGATAGCGTTCTTGGCGCTAAAAACTTTTTGGGTACTGGACTCGGTTCTAAAGTAGCATCATCCTTAATAGATGCAAGGGAAGGTTCTAAAGAAAACCGTTCTGCTGAATCTGAAATTGATTTAAATAATAACGCTTTCGGTAGAGCACTACGTAAAGCCTATCCAAATCGTGAAGAATTTATACAAAAAGCAATTGATATAAGCAATGCTATGTACGCTGGTGATACACCAGAAAACATTGATGATTTGTCGCCTATGTTAAGCTATGGAGCAACACCTGTACCACAAAAAGCCGAGGGGGGAATAATGATGGCACAACAAGGAAAAATGCCGCTACCAATGGAGGAAGCAACATCTGCACCTCAAGGTGGTGGCCCAAAAGCAGCTAACCCTGCGGCACAACCAGCAGGTTTGGGAGCACCTACAGGAGCACCTGCACCAGCCGGTTCATCCGACCCACGAGATGCGGCCTTTAAAGAAGTGTCACAAGAATTGCAAAAACGTTCTGCGCCTACGCCAGCACCAATACCAAAAACAGTTCCCCAAATGGCTTCCCCTGTACCCCCAACAGGTTCAACCACACCCACAGAAGAGATTCCTATGCTGGCAAAAGGCGGTATGCCTGATGATGGCGGAATGTCAGTAATGATTGGCTTAGGTGCTCCTCCTGCCGACTACGAAGAAGCCGCTGAAGGCAATCCTCCACCGGGCGCCACTAAAGAAGAAGTAGCTGATGACCAGCTTGTGCTTCTTAGTGAGGGCGAACTTGTAGTTCCTGCCAACGTTGTTCGCTACCATGGTCTAGGTGCGTATGAAGGTATGCGCCGTGATGCTCTTATGGGTTTACAAGATATGGAGACTAATGGACAAATTGAGTATGTTAGTGGTGGTACAGAAAAAGCTGATAAAGTTGATGATGATGGCGGCATTATTAAAGCCAACCAAGGTGCTTTGATAACCAACCCCAATCCTAGCAAGGTTGGAACTTTTCCTTTAACCCCACCAACCGGTCGTTTTTTACAGGGCACAAATGCAGCCGCTCCTCAAGCTGCTTCACAACAATTTGTTACTTTGCCCACTACCTCTAAAGCATCTAATCCATTAGTAAACCCTGCTACTGGCCTGTCTATTCCAAACAATAGCATTTTAAATCCTTTAAGTTTACCAGACCCCAATAAACCATACACTCCAGTAACCGATGCAAGTAGTGTCTATGCACCAAATAGAACTAGCTATGCGGCTAGCGGTCCACAGGAATGTGCTGATGGTTTTACATATAATTATGTAACTCAACAGTGTGAAGAAACTTCATCTACACCACCAGCAGTAACTGACCCAAGTGACGCTACTACGCGTCCAGACAGCGGGGATACGTCGGAAGGTGGGGATGGTGCAGATGAATCAAGCACACCAGGTGGTACCGCAGTGTTTGGTGGCACATCAAACAATGGCCTTTTGTCTGGACATAGTACATATGGCTTTGGACTTGAAACAAGTAATCCATCTGGAATGCCAGGTCTTATGGGAATGTTAACCACTGACTATGACCAAGTTCGGCTAACTGACTATAACAAAACTGATGCATATGGTAAGCCACAAACGGCTGTCATATCCCGCGAAACTTACGATGCAATGACAAAAGATAGAACAAATCCTGCGCATGTTGGGTTTATTGATTCTGTCATGACAGCACAACAAGCTGTTGACCATGATGTAAACGTAGCTCGTAATTCCCCTAACTATAACGTAGGTCGTGCCATTAAAGATATTAGTTCACAAGTACTTGGTACACAAGGTTTTGGCCCAACTAAAGCTGAACAACAAGATGCCGCTAAAGCCATAGCTAAAGATATGGGCATTCCTTATACAAGTCAATCTTTGGCTGAAATGATTGCATTGGACTTAAGCTCCAATCCTAGTGCTTCAGCTGCCCCAGCTGCCCCATCAGTGCAGGGCGGAAATATGGCTTTTCAAGGACCGATGGGCTTCGGGATTCCCGATGAATTAGCTGCCTATCCTTCAGGCATGAATAGCATGGCCGCTATACAAAACAATAATTTAGCAACTCCAAGTGTAATTGCTGGAAAACAAAGCGTACCTGGCATAGCGAATAGGGCTGGAACAGTAATGACTGCTATTGACCCTGTAACTGGTGCGGTTAGTTCCCAACCAATGCCACAAATGAGTACTATGAATACGGCAGCTATGACACCTGCACAGCGTAGCACTGCTAGCGAAATTATTGATAGGCAGATGCAGGCGGCTGGACTTAGCCCATTAACAAGTAATGAATTAGGAATATCTACTTCACCTACGGCAACACAAGGCGTCAGCCAACTTGGAGATTATAGCCAAGGCATGTCTACTTCACCTACAGCAACACAAGGCATTAGCCAGATTGGTAATTATGGCACTGCGAGTGGTTTTAATAGCCCAACTGGAATGGTTGATGACTTTGGAAATAGACCTGGAACTCCTACTTCAAGAGGCACACAAGTTGCTGGTACCGATGTTCCTTCTAGTACAACAGCCGGCACAGGGACTGTAAGCGGCTTTGCGGGTGTGGATGACATTGGAAACCGAGGCACTGATACTACATCAGCCGGTTACACTAGGGGTCCATCAACTGCGGGTATGGAACCTGCCCAAGCTGCAGCTCAAAAGTCGGAGAATAAAGCTAATGCTGATGCAGCCGCGCAAGCACAAACTGGCAACCCTAATGCTGGTGCTGTTACAGACAGCAGTGGCAACGCTGTTACTACAAGTTCCGGTGGAGTCGTAACTAGTGGAACTAATCCAGATAATGACAAAGGCGGTGGCCAAGGCGGCGGCAACGGATGTGTTATTGCTACACATGCTGTATCTAATGGAGGCTTTTCTGCGGACGTTAAACGCGAAGCAGTACGATGGTGTGTTAAGAATCTGCACAAACGTTGGTATGGCGAAGCTGTTAGACGCGGATACCGCTACCATGGCATTAAAGCTATTGAAGCAGGTCGTGCACACAATCACTACGAAGAGTTTAAGGATTATGTAGATTTTGCTACAGGTAGGAAACGTAGTCTTACCAATCTTGGAACTTTTGTGTATAGGACAGCACAATTTTTTATTACTGGACTTTTCTTAAAATAACTGATATAATTATTTCCACAGCCTATAATTAGGATGTAGACTGGCTACCCATCACCCCATTCGGCTACTGGTGGCCCCGACAAGGAGAAGACTATGGCTCGTATGGCTGTACAAGAAAAGGCTACAGCAGTAGCTGCCCCTACACGATATACTAGGGATAATTCAGAAGAAATTTCAGAACTAGAAGCATTACAAAACGAACGTAACGCTATTGTTGAAGAACAACAGGATGCTGAAGAAACTGAAGCTATGCAACCTGAAGAAAAAACATTTAAGAAACGGTATGGTGACTTGCGCCGCCATGCCCAAGAAAAAGAAAAAGATATGCGCAACCAGATACGCCAGCTTGAAGAGCAGCTATCGTCAGCCACAAAGGAAGGCATAAAGCTTCCTAAATCAGATGAAGAGATTTCTGAGTGGTCAAAGCAGTATCCTGATGTTGCTAAAATTGTAGAAACAATTGCTACTAAGAAAGCACAGGAACTAGATTCTTCAATTGAAAAACGTTTACAGAATATAGCTGAACGTGAAATTGAATCTAATCGCCAACGAGCTGAGGTAGAGCTACTTCAATTGCACCCTGATTTTGATGAAATCAGAAATAGCGAAGATTTTCATTCGTGGGTAAGCGAACAGCCCGCATGGATACAGAAAGCACTGTATGAAAATGAAAACGATGCTAAATCAGCCGCCCGTGCTATTGACCTGTATAAAGTAGACAGTGATATAGTAACTAAAAAGGCTAAAAAATCAAATAACAAAGATGCAGCAAAGTCTGTGTCTAGTAAAAATTCTATAACCAAACCTCAAGCGGATGAAGCATCAGCATCTATAAAAGAATCTGATGTAGATAAAATGTCTGCACAGGAATACGAAAAACACGCAGAAGCAATTTCTGAGGCTATTCGTAATGGAAACTTTATTTATGATTTATCTGGTGCAGCTAGATAAATAATGAATTGGCAAAGGCGGGTGCTTTTGTCATATGTAGAATAGGCAGGGTAGCTCCTTGCCGACTCTGCAAAATAGCAAACTACAAACATCTTAAAGATTACCTGAGTAACATGGCCTACTTGGTACATCGGTGGCCACCTTTGTACATTGTACACCCTACGTTATACAGCCTCTGCAAAGAATTGTACTGTTTGCATCTGTAAAATCCAAAACATAGGAGATGGATTATGGCTTTTCCAAGAGCTCCGGGCTATAACAACTTACCGAATGGTAATTTTAGTCCTGTAATTTACTCCAAACAGGTGCAGCTTGCATTCCGCAAGGCCGCTGTTTGTGACGCGATTACTAATAATGACTACTTTGGAGAAATCGCAAACTTTGGTGATTCAGTTAAAATCATTAAAGAACCTGAGATTACTGTCAAAGCATATGAGCGTGGTACAACTATTACCCCTCAAGACCTTGATGATGAGGATTTCACCCTCACCGTTGACAAAGCTAACTACTTTGCTTTTAAAGTTGACGACATTGAGGAAGCACATTCGCACGTTAACTTTGAGTCTCTCTCAAGCAACCGTGCTGCATACCGTTTGTCTGACCAGTTTGACGCAGACGTACTTGGTTACTTGACTGGCTTTAAACAAGCTGCAATTAGTGGTAACGCTAATGTAACGAACAACATCGTTATCGGAACTAAAGCTGTTGCTACAGCCGGAAATGATGAACTTCTTACTTCAATGAAGCTGACAGCCGCTGACTTTAATGCTGGTAACGCTGCTAACTGTGTGGGCTTGAA